GCCGAGACCCATCCGTTGTTGAAGAGGACGACGGGCGAGTCTACGCCGGAGTACGGCGTGATCCACCCTTCGTCAATCGCGTGGGGGAGGAAGTAGAGTTGTCCGATCGTGAAAGCCATAGTCATCCTTCCATGCGGAGAGCTGCCGTGCTGAGCTCTCTCGTTGGGGCGTGATGTCGCGGAGCTCTAGATTCCGAGAAGTGGGTCGGTTGGCCAAGACGACGCCGTTCCCTGACGTAGTCTGAGCCCATCATAATGGCCCACTCCCCCTCCGAGAAGTCTATCCGCTCCGTGACAAGTGAAAAGAACGGAGAACCGTAACAGTTGTCCGCAGCCGCGAACTTCCTGAGTGCGGTCTCCTTCCGCTGCATCTGCTTCTTGCGCTCCAGGAAGCAGTGATGCGAAAAGGCTCGTGTCGACGGGTACGTCGACGAATCGCTGGTAACGAGTCGCTGACCGTATAGGCCAACTCCCCGTCCTCGCGCCACGACGGTCTTCTGAGGATGAATGTCCATCCCCAAATCCTTCGACAGCACGAACAGCAAATTCAAGAAATGTTCAGCGCGAGCCACCGAGCCTCGTAAAATGATAAATCCGTCATCGCCGTTGACCTCAGCGTCGTATTCCGATCGCTCGTACTTGGCCAACTCCGCGACGGCATTCACGAAGGCTCGCAAGAAGATGGAATCTAGCATGTTCGTCGGGCGAATACCTGACATGATCCCGGAGACGATGTGCACCATGTAGGCCAGATACTGGCCCCGCGCCTCATCCTTCGCCACTCCGAGAAGTACAGGTGGGCGATCCAAAAGAAGCTCAAGGATCTCGGCGACCGAGAAAGGCGCTCTGACCTGCGCGGCGAGGCGCCTCGCAGCCCGGACAAGCAGCTTTTGCGGAAGCGTCTCATCGTAAGCCTTGAAATCAATTGAAATCACCATCGTAGCTCCAATCATGCGTGAAGAAACCCACGAAGTGGCAGCCTCCATTGACAGCCACACCAGGTTACACGGCCGACTCTGAGTCTTAGCCTTCACGTAATACGGTCCGTCAACGCCGCCGATCGCAACGTTAGCGTACCCAGGAGCCATGAGGACGAGGCGGTTCTTGGTCGGCCCCATCCCACCCTCTTGACCGCGTGAGCCGATCAGCGTGGGAAGCAGGCGTTCCTGAACCTCAGAGGGGGAGTCGTTCGCAAGGGCGTCCCTCGACATGATCAACTCGTCGGCCATGTTAACCAACAAGTCGTTGTACTGCCCCTCCCGGTTAGCGTGAACTATCGGGAAAGCAGGATTCGTACCAACAGGATAATTCCTGATCGTGTCCGCGGGCTGAGCGTAGTGCGCTTCCGGGAAGTGCGTTTCGATCACTCCGTCGATGTGACGCTCCATGAGGACGATTGCGGCGGGCTTCGGAAATCGGTAGGACATGCGCCTCAGAAGAGGCGTAACGAAAAAGGCGTTCGCGCGCGGCGACCGGGGCCCAGCTTTGAGAGCTTGAATAGCCTCATAGACTATGAGATCCGGATTTACGCCCGAACTCGCGATACGCGTGAGATGAACGTTCATCTCAACGAGAAACCAGGTAATGAACTCAGTTGATCCGCCCGCCTTGAAATAGGTGGAGTCGATGAACACGCGGTCCACCGCTCCGACTTGCGACGACATGTGATTGAAGACGCGTCCCCCGACCTCAGAGTCCATGGCCGACACGATGACGGCTGGATTGCGGTAGAGCTCAGAGAGACGCTGCGCGAAGAGAG